CGAGAAATAGAAGATAAAGAATTAAAAAAAATACAACGACATGGGTAATTATTATACGGTATTAGATACGTTAAAAACCAACTTAGAAAACGATCCATTTGTAAACACGGTTACACAAGGTGATATTTTCGGAGTTGATTTAGCAAAGCAAACAATATTTCCTTTAGTTCATATTATAGTAAATAACGCTACGTTTGAAAGTAACATAATTCGTTTTAACGTGAGTTTAATGGCTATGGATATTGTCAACAAATCAAAAGACGAAGATACTGACGTGTTCAACGGAAACGATAACGAAGTGTACGTACTAAATACTATGCTTTCAGTTCTAAATAGATTGTATGAAGAACTACGAAGGGGTGATTTATTTACGGATGCTTTTCAAGTAGACGGCAACCCAACCTTAGAGGCGTTCGCTGAAAGATTTGAAAACTATTTAGCTGGTTGGACAATGACGTTTGATATTTTAGTTCCTAACGAAATGACTGTTTGTTAATGAGTGAAAGATTAAAAGCCTTAGAAAAGTTTCGTGATTTAGTAGTAGCTGAAGCAAAAAACGAACTGCAAAGATTAAACAAAGATAGCAGCGGTAAATTAAGAAATTCAATAAAGGGCGAAGTAAAAGAAATGCCGAACTCAATAGGTGTGTATTTTGAAATGGAGCCTTACGGTAACTTTCAGGATAAAGGTGTTTCGGGTGTTAAACAAAAATTTGATACACCGTATTCTTATAAAACAAAAATGCCGCCGCCAAGTAAGTTGGATAAATGGATTGTTCGCAAAGGAATAGCGCCAAGGGCAAAAGGTAAATTTACAGGTCGTACTGTAAGCGCAGTTGGTTTTAAAAAGTCAATTCAATTTTTAGTAGCTCGCAGTATTTTTTACAATGGTATTAAACCAAGTTTATTTTTTACACGACCATTTGAAGCCGCCTACAAAACTTTACCCGATACGTTAATAGATAAATACGGATTAGATGCCGAACAACTGTTAAACGAAATATTAGATCAAAATTTAAAGAATATAAAATGAGTATTTTTGCACGTTCACCTTATATAGTAGAAATATCCGAAACAGGACAAGACGGAAGTAAGTTAGAAGTATTTATTTGGAACGGTACTGGGAGCGCACCAGCTTCGCCAAGTTACACTTTGAGTAAATTAATACCCGCTTCAAACAACGTAAACACGTATTATAATATTAGTCCTTACATAAGGGAGTATTTAAGTTGGAATACAAGACAAGAAATTTATAATACTTTTCCGGCAAGTCAAACTACACAATGGTGTAACGTTCAACTAAAAAGATACAAATTAGACGGTGGTACATACACGCTACTTAGTACTAATTCATATGTAGCTTACGACGGTTTTGGGTGGTACGAACAAGGGTACAATTACACACCTACTTACGATATACTACACGATGAGGGTACGTTTTTCTATTACTACGATGGCACTAACCCAAGTTCAAATTCAAGTAGAAGGGCAGGTCATATAATGGTAAAAACTGCGACAAGCTACAAAGCGAAATATACTAACTTGGCAACGGCTGCAACGTTCACTCAAAACTTAACAAACAATTCTATTTTAGATGTACCGACCGTTTACGAAAACTATTATGCTGGTGGAAATAAGTTAGAAATAATAATTAATATTTTAGGTACTGACGTAACTGTTTGGGAAAGTAATTTTAAACCCTTTGAACTTTGCCGATATACGCCTGTTTTATGCGACTTTGTAAACCGTTACGGATGCTGGCAAAGAACGTGGTTTTTTGCAGCGTCTAACGATACCTTTAGCGTTGAAAATACGGAATACAATTTAATGCAGTCAACGTTCCCTAATTACAATACTTTAGAAGGGCAACGAAAGGTATTTAACACAACTGCAAAACGAAGCATTAAAGTAAATACTGACTGGGTAACTGAAAGCTATAACGATTTGTTAGAACAATTAATGACAAGCGAACGAATATTATTAAACAGTTTACCCGTAAAAATGAACACGAAGTCAACGGAGCTATTTAAAAATATAAATCAAAAAATGATTAACTATTCTTTAGAGTTTGATTTTGCTTTCAATGCTATTAACAACGTAATATGAGACAAGTACAAGTATATATTGAAGGACTTAAAATTGAACTATTCGAAGATGAACAAATTAACGTTACGTCAAGCGTTCAAAACATTAACGATATATCGAAAGTATTTACCGACTTTTCGCAATCGTTTACCGTACCCGCTTCAACTGTTAACAATGAAATATTTAAACACTTTTACCAAAGTGATATTGGAGACCCTTACGACCCTACTACTTTATTCGACCATAACATAAGACGGAACGCAGTAATAGAAATTGACCTAACTACTTTCAGACGTGGTAAAATTCAGATTGAAAAAGCGAACATAAAAAACGGTCATGCTGAAAATTACCAACTAACATTCTACGGTGAAATACGCACGTTAAAAGATTTGTTTGGTGAAGATAAATTGAACTTATTAGATTTAAGTTCTTTGGAGTTCGCTTATACGGGTACTCAAATTTATAATAGAATAATTGACCTTGCAACCGATTACGATGTTCGCTATCCTTTGATTGCAAGTAATAGAGTATGGACTTACCACCACGGCAGCGAAGATATTACTACTAATTCACACGCTATTGAATACGACGAATTATTTCCAGCTGTAAAAATAAGTAGATTATTTCAGGCAATTGCAAACGATTACGGGGTTACTTTTACTGGAAATTTTCTAAGCGATCCACGATTTAATAATGTATTTTTATACGCTAAAAACACGAACGAATATGCGTGGATAAGTGAAGCGCAAAACGTACAAATTAACGCTATAACTTCAACAATTGGTAACTTAGCTATAACGGGTGGAATAAACGTAACAACTGATTCAATTGATATAGTAAATGAAGACGTTGGTGGATTGGTTTCTGCAACGCATACCTATTCAATGTATATTAGCGCAAAGAGTGCCTTAGGAACGGTTTATTTAGATATATACCAAGACGGTAATTTATTTCAAACTTTGACCCGTGATAGCGTAGGGTTTTTTACTGCTTGCGTAATTCAGGATACGGTAGGATGCGACACGAATATAACTTTTAAAATACGTACAACTGCTGCAATGAATATTGATTTAACGTTGTTTTATGAATATCAATTTGTTATCGGTTCTTCGTTAGTTAATTTCGCACAATCAGCAAGTATAAACCAAGTTGTTGTAAATGGTAATGTAAGCGTTAATTCTACTTTGCCCGATATGAAAGTAAGTGATTTCTTTTCGGGTGTATTAAAAGAGTTTAATTGTACGTGTGTAGCTACTGGAGTAAACACTTTTGAAATACTACCTTTAGAAGATTGGTACAGTCAAGGCGCAATAGTTGACATTACACCGTACACGGATATTGATTCAATAGATATTGAACGAATTAAATTGTATAAAAAAATAGCTTTCAAATACCAAGAAAGCGAATCATTTGTTAACAAGAATTATTTTAAAGCATACAGCCAGCAATACGGAGATGTAGAATATCAATATGTATACGATGGCGACGAATATGTTATTGAAGCACCTTTTGAGAATTTATTATTTTCACGATCAATAGACAACGCAAACAACTACGCTATTTTAGGTTATACTTTAAACGAAAGTTTTAACGCTTATACACCTAAACCGATGCTGCTTTATTTGTACGGTGAAAGTAATGATTTAAGTTCACACCCCATTCAATTTTATGACGGTACTACGCACCAAGATATAGATTCATTTGCTTTATTTGGTCAAGACTTTACATACCAAAATACGAAATACAGTTTAAACTTTGGAGCTGATAATTCAGTAATACATAACGAAACAATTCAACAAGGTTTATTTGCTGAATATTATAGTGCGTATTTATTTAGTTTATTTAATTTAAAAAATAGATTAGTTCACGTTAAAACGAACTTACCTATTTCTTTATTGACTAACTTACAACTAAACGACCGTCTTATTATAAGAGATAAAAGATACATTATAAACGAAATGAAAAGTAACTTAACTACCGGTCAAGTAGATTTCAGTTTGGTTTTAGATTTTAGACCTATAACAAGCGGCAAGCCTTACGTTCCGTCTTTTGATGCTCAATGTTTAAACGTTCCTATTAACTTTGTAAACGGTGCGGTAAGTGCTACTATTACAACAACTTTTGGCGGCGTTACAATTACTCCAAGTACAATTACAAGTAGTCAAACAATAGTAGTTTGTATTCCTGAAAACACGAACACGCCTTCAAACATTTTAGCCGAAAATTCGGATAGCTTAATTACTGAAGAATTTCAAAACTTAATAACGGAAAATTCGGCAACGCAAGTTATAATTTTAACGGTTACCTATACTTTAAGCAACGGTCAACAAGTGGCAAATCAAATTACAATATTACAACAATGATACAATTAATTTTAGAACTATTAAAAGCTGACGATTTCTTTGGAGTGAGTGAAATTGTAGACGTGGCAAAAGGGAAACACGAACTAACTGGAAATTTAAAAAAGATTTATAAACAAGAAAAGCGTAAACAATGGCTGAAAAAAGAACGATTGAATTAGAGATACAAGACAACAGCAAAAGTCTAAAAGCACAATATAAAGAAGCCGTTGCGGAACTTCAAAGAGTAAGCGCTGCCTATGGAGAAACTTCAGCAGAAGCCGTAAAAGCAGCACAAGCAGCCGCACAATTAAAAGACCAAATAGGATTCTCAAAAGATTTAGTGGATTCATTTAATCCAGATGCTAAGTTTAACGCATTAAGCCGTTCTATTGGTGGCGTTTTAGACGGTTTCCAAGCGTTTCAAGGTGCGTTAGGTTTAATTGGTGTTGAAGGCGACCAAGTACAAGAGGCGATGCTAAAGGTACAAAGTGCTATGGCTTTATCTCAAGGTATTCAAGGTGTAATGGAAGCGAAAGATTCTTTATTACAACTTGGCACTGTAATGAAGTCAACAGCAATAGGACAAGCCGTTTTAACAGCAGCGACAGCCGCTTATAATTTTGTATTAGGCGCAAGTACAACTGGGTTAAAATTGTTCAGGTTGGCTTTAGTAAGCACGGGTATTGGTGCTTTAGTAGTTGGGGTTGGTTTATTAGTTGCGAACTTTGATAAAATAGTAGATGCTGTAAAAGGCGTTATTGGTTGGTTCAGTGGGTTAAGCGGAACAATGAAAAACGTTATATCGGTAATATTTCCTATTGTAGGTGTTATTCGTTTAGTTGTAATGGCTTTAGAAGAACTTGGTGTTATTGATAATGAACAAGACAAAATAAACGCTAAAAACAAAGAGAATCAAAGAAAAAGAACTGAAGCTGAATTAAAACAAATAGAAGCCGTTAGAAAAGCGCGTGAAAAAAATTATAATAATGAACAAGCTAACTATGACCGTGAAATTAAATTACAACAAGCGTTAGGTAAAAGTACTTTAGAACTTCAAAAAGCAAAAATAAATGCTTCAATTAAATATCAAGAAACTAAAAAGAAAGAATTAGAACAAGAATTATTAGGTTTAAAAATACTTTTTGAAGGTGCTTCATTTATTGACTCTGCAACTGGCGGTGCTTTATCAGCGAGGTTTGAATCATTACAAAATGAAATAGATAAAACTAAAAATGAAATAGAAAACCAAAAGACGGAGTTAAAAATATTAGATATTGAGGCTAAAAAAGCACAACAGTCACCAACTGGGGGCGGTGGCGGTGGTGGTGGTGGTGGTATGACCCCACAACAAAAAACTGATATTGATGTAACACGAAGGGTTGAAGATGAAAAGTTAAGAATCCGTGAAGAAAGTAGAGAAAAAGATTTAGATTTATTAGCTTTAAATTATAAACGTAAACTTGAAGATGCTGAAAAAGAATTAAAAGACGATAAGGATAAGAAAACAAAAATAGCAGCTTTAGAAAAACAATACCAAGAAAGTATAAAAGCTGATAAAAAAACAATTGACGATAAATGGGATAAAATAGAAAAAGAGGCGCGAGATAAAAAGTTACAAGAACAAATAAAAACTGAAGACGAACAATACAACGCACTTCAAAAAGCGCAAAATTCAGCAAGAGACCAAGAATTATTTGAATTGATGCAAAGTTACGATGCTCAATTTGAACTTGCTAAAAATAATGCTGAATTAGAAAAAGCTTTAACGGATGCCTTTAATAAAGAACAAGCTGCTATTATTAAAAAATATAGAGACGAAGAAGAAGAAAAGAAAAAAGAAGCAGACGAAAAGGAAAAGGAACGAATAACAAAACTAAATGAATTTCGTTTAAATGCGGCTAAAGATACATTACAAATAGTTTCAAATCTTACTGAATTATTTGCTGGTAAAAGTGAAAAACAACAAAAGAAAGCGTTTCAAGTTCAAAAAGCGGTTAATATAGCGAATGCGGTAATAGACACTTATAAGGCGGCAAACGTAGCTTTGGCAAGTTCACCCCCACCGTTTAACTATATAGCAATGGCCGCTGCTATTACGGCTGGTTTACTAAACGTAAAAAAAATAGCTTCACAACAGTTTCAAACAAGTGGAACACCACCAAGTAGTAATACTAATGCACCAGCTGCTGCGCCAATGACTGCGAACTTTAATACAATCGGATCGAGTGGAATTAATCAGTTAGCACAATTACAACAAACGCCAACACAAGCATACGTAGTTAGTGGCGAAGTAACAAGCGCACAAGCCTTAGACCGAAATAGAGTACAAAACGCAACACTTTAAGTTTAATAGATATGGCAAAAGTTGAAATAATAGAATTGTTAATAGACGAAACAAAAGAAGAAATGGGTATTAATGCTGTTTCCGTTGTTGAATCACCAGCGATTGAAGAAAATTTTGTAGCGTTACAAAAACACGAAGTCGAACTAAAAGAGGTTGACACTGAAAAGAGAATCTTAATGGGTGCGGCTTTAATTCCTAACAAACAGATATACCGTAAAAACAAGGATAAAGAGTTCTATATTTACTTTAGTGAGGACACGGTACGCAAAGCTTCGGAATTATTTTTAATGCGTTCTAATCAAAACAATGCAACGTACGAACACGAACGTAAAATGTTAGAGGGAATGAGTGTAGTTGAAAGCTGGATAATTGAAGATGAAAAAACGGATAAAAGCCGATTGTACGGATTTAGTTTACCTAAAGGAACGTGGATGATTTCAATGAAAGTAAACAATGATGAGGTATGGAAAAAGGTAAAAGACGGAGAGGTAAAAGGATTTTCAATAGAAGGTT